ACGACTTCCCTGAGGTGATCGTGGTCCGGGCCGTCAAGAACGGGTTCGAGTATCCGACGTGCCAGGTCGGCAAGGGCGGCCCGCCGCTGGTCGCCGAGGTCGACCTGTGCTGCTACATCGTGCGGTCCGACGTCTTCGCGCGGCACGCGGCCGACTACGGCGCGCGCTACGAGGGCGACTTCGATCACGCGAAGGTGCTCTACGACGCGGGCTACCGCCACGAGTTCTGCGACGTCCTCTGGGTGGACGGCGCGGCGAGCAACGGGCGACCGGAGACCGACTGGCCATGAAGGGAATCGTCACGGCGTTCTGGGACTTCAAGCCTGGACCGGTAGCCGCGATCTGGCGCGCGGTCTGGCGCGCGACGGGGAGGCCGGGATGCCTCTACCGCTACGGGTTCATGAAGGTGCCGATGACCGGCAGCATCGATCTGGTGTCCCGGTGAGCTACGTCACGCCCTCAAAGGTCTTCGCGCACCTTGACCGCCTGCACGCCTGGAAGGTCGGGGCGAAGCCGGCGCCGGTGACGCTCGAGTGGGATCTCTCGAACCGCTGCGTGCTCGGGTGCCAGGACTGCCACTTCGCGCACACGCACACGCGCGGCCCGTGGGTCACGAAGGACCGGCGGCTGCCGATGGCGTTCGACGCCTGCGGCGACCTCGCCGACGGGCACGTGGTCCGACGGGCGTTGCGCGAGGCCAAGCTCAGCGGTGTAGAAGGCGTTATTTGGACTGGCGGCGGGGAGCCGACCACGCACCCGCAGTGGGCCGAGATCGTCGCGTATACGGCCAGCCAGGGCCTACGGCAGGGCATGTATACCCTTGGCGGCCTGCTGACGGCGGACTCAGGGGCACTCCTGGCCCGGTGCGCCGACTGGGTCGTCGTCAGTCTCGACGCGCCGGACGCCGAGACCTACGGCCGGGAGAAGGGCGTCCCGGCGGAGCGGTTCGAGGCGGCCTGCGCCGGGATCCGACACCTGGTAGCCGAACCGCGATCGGGCTGCGCGGTCGGCGTCTCGTTCCTGCTCCACGGCGGCAACTGGCACCGGGCGGCGGAGATGCTGCGCCTCGCGCGCGAACTCCGCGCGACCTACGCGACCTTCCGTCCGGCGATCCGGACGTCGCCGGACCGGCCGGCCGACTGCGACGACGACCGGCGCTGGGTGACCGAGGCGATGCCGACGCTCGAGTGGCTCGCGGCCGAAGAGGACGTCGTCTGCGACCCGCCACGGTTCGCGGCCTACCGCGATTGGGCCGGGCGCGACTACGACACGTGCCACGGGATCAAGATGAGCGCGACGGTGACGCCGGACGGGCGCATGTGGGTCTGCCCGCAGAAGCGCGGCGTGCGGGACGCGCTGCTCGGCGACCTGACGACGGAGCCGTTCTCGGAGATCTGGGCGCGGCACCCCGGCAAGTGGACGGACTTCTCGCAGTGCCGCGTGATGTGCCGACTGCATCTCGTCAACCAGCAGCTCGCGCCGGTCTTCGCGGACTACGCGCACGCGGCGTTCGTATGAGGGAGATCGCCAGGCAGCTGGCCGTCATTCTCGGTGCGACCCTCGGGCTGTTCGTGGCTGAATGGCTGCGGTGATGCGCTGCAAGGAATGCCGGCGGCACTGCGGGCCGGGCAATACCACGGCGACCGGGAAGTGCATCTTCTGCGCGCCGCCGGACGAGTGGAAGCCGGAGTGGACGGACTTCGGCGAGAAGGTCGTCGTGGCGCTCCACGGTCGCGAGTGCGTCATCAAGCTGAGGGATAAGGCGTGAGAATCCTGCTGGTGCATCCGGGCGCGTCGATGTCGACGGCAGACGTCTACAACGGCCTGCTCGCCGGGCTCAAGCCGCGCGGTCACGAGATCTACGAATACGCGCTCGACGCGCGCATCGAGCGGGCCGGCGCGTGGCTGACCTACAACTGGCGGAAGGGCGGGAAGCAGGACGAGCTGAAGCCGCAGGCGGCCGACATCCTCTACATGGCCGGCGAGGAGCTGATCGCGCGCGCGCTGCGGCTGCAGCCGGACGTCGTGTTCGTCGTCAGCGGGATGTATCTGCACCCGGACATCTTCGTGCTCCTGCGCCGCGCCGGGCTGAAGGTCGCGGTATTACTAACCGAGTCGCCCTACGACGACGAGCGGCAGGCGCGCGTCGTCGACCTCGCCGACCTGACGTGGACGAACGAGCGGCTGAGCGCGCGCACGCTCGGCGTCAGCTACATGCCGCACGCGTGGGCGCCCGAGGTGCACACGGCGGACCCTGACGTCGACGAGGGCGAGGTCCCGGCGCACGACGTCGTCTTCGTCGGGACCGGGTTCGCCGAGCGGCTCGAGACGCTGGCGGCCGTCGACTGGACCGGCATCGACCTCGGGATCTACGGCTCGTGGGACCTGATGGGATCGCGGAGCCACCTGAGGCAGTACCTGCGCGGGAGCTACGTCGAGAACAAGTTCGCGGCGGCCCTCTACCGGAAGGCGAAGATCGGCCTGAACCTCTACCGGTCGTCGAAGGGGTTCGGCAAGGACGCGCCGCGCGTCGACCACGCGGAGAGCCTGAACCCTCGCGCCTACGAACTCGCGGCGACCGGGTGCTTCACGGTGAGCGACTACAGAGCGGAAGTCACGGAGACGTTCGGCGACCTCGTGCCGACGTTCTCGCACGCGTCCGAGATCAGGCCACTGCTCGACAGGTGGCTGACCGACGACGCCGGACGCGAGCGCGTCAAGGCGCAACTGCCGAAGGCCGTGGCGGGGCACACGTGGCACGCACGTGCCGCACGCATCGAGTCGGATCTGCAGGCCGTGGGCATCGGGGCAGGCCAGGCAGCACACGCGGCAGCGGTCTAGAACGCGCCGCGAGGAGTGCACACATGGCTCGTTATCACGGGAAGAAGGGCGTCGTCTACATCTCGACCAGCGGCAGTGGCAACGCCATCGCCGCGGTCGGTCTGCGGTCGTGGTCGCTGAACTCGCCGACGGACAAGATCGACGTCACGGCGTTCGGGGATTCGAACAAGCAGTACGTTCAGGGTCTGCCTGACGCCACGGGCGATCTGGCCGGCTGGTGGGACTCGGCGTCGGACGACCTCTACGACGCGTCGCGCTCGGCCGACGGCTGCAAGCTCTATCTCTACCCGTCGAGCGACGCGCCGACGAAGTACTGGTACGGCCCGGCGTGGGTCGACTTCACGGTCAGCACCGCGAACGACGCGGGCGTCGAGGTCTCGGCGAGCTTCGTCGCGAACGGCGCCTGGGGCCAGCTGTAGTTAGCGCAGGGACTCGGCGCCTCCGCAATAGGGCGGTTGGCGCCGGTCTCGCGGTTAGGGGAGAGCGATCATGTTTGCGTCAAGGATCACGGGCACCGTGCAGGTCGGCGACGTCGTCGTCACGATCGCGAAGCTGTCGTGGAAGAAGCTGCGCGAGGCGTCCGAGGCGAACACCGAGAACCAGCTTGCGACCGCGCGCGCCGTCGGGCCTGAGATGATGCGCGCGTTCAGGGAGATGGGCGAGACCGCGAAGGATGAGGCCGCGAAGCCGGGCGACCGCTACAAGGGCTACGACCGCGAGAAGGTCCTGCTCGCCGGCATCCGTTCGTGGACGGCGCCGGAGAAGGTCACGCCGGACACGGTCGGCGATCTCGAGACGGCGGCGGCCGACGAGATCTTCCGCGCCATCATCGACCTCTCGGTTCCGGAGAAGGAGGTCGCCGAGGCGCAGCGGGGGGAATACTCAGGGGCGTCCACCGGCTCCTAGACGACGCGACGGACCCGAAGGCGCCCGGCGAGGCGCGCTGGCTGATGCTGGTATCGCGCGTCTGCGAGGACTTCGGATGCCTGCCGTCGGTCGCCGTGCGCGAGCTGGAGGACGACCCGTCGCACATCGCGCTCGCCGTGCTCGACGTGCGCGAGTACGCGCGCTGCAAGGACGCCTACGAGACGCCAGCCGGGGAGAAGCGGGAGAAGGCGCTCGAGCGCTACTACAACGGCGTCGAGATGAGGCCGGTGCTGCAGGCGGTCGAGGCGAACGCGACGGCGCTGTTCGTGGAGCGCAACCCGAATATCAGACTGGGGCACAAGAAGGCATAGATGGCGATCTCCATCGGCACCATCGAGGCAGTCCTCAGGCTGCGTGACGAACTCACGCCGACGCTGAAGCGCGTCTCCGACGACATAGTCCAGCTCGGCTCGACCATGCGCCGGACCGGCACCGAGGTGCGTGAGCTGGGCTCCGCCATGACCGTCGGCATCACGGCGCCACTTGTCGCCGGCGCTGGCGCCGCGCTGAAGTTCTCGGCCGACTTCGAGAGCGCGATGACGAAGGTCGGCACGATCACGAACATCGGCATCGACGGCATCGCCGACATGCGGCAGGAGATCCTCGACCTCGCGCCGACGGTCGGCATCGGCCCGACGCCGCTCTCCGAGGCGCTGCTCGTCGTCGCGTCGACCGGACTCAAGGGCGCCGATGCGGTCGCCGTCCTGACGGCCGCCGCGAAGGCGTCGGCGATCGGCCTCGGCGACACGAAGGACGTCGCCCGTGCGGTCACGTCCGCCATCAAGGCCTACGGCATCGAGAACATCACCGCCGAGGAGGCCACCAACAAGCTGTTCGTCGCCGTCAAGGAAGGCGGCGCCGAGGCGACGGAGTTCGCCGGGACGCTCGGCCGCGTGGTCGGCATCGCGTCGCAGGTCGGCGTGTCCTTCGACGAGGTCCTGGCGTCAATGGCCACGTTCACGCGCCTCGGCGTCAACGCGTCCGAGGCCGCAACCGCGCTGCGCGGCATCCTGGGCACGCTCGCCGACCCGTCAAAGGAGGCCGCCGAGGAGCTGCTCAAGGTCGGCACGTCCGTCGACGAGCTGCGCGCGTCGGTCAAGGAGAAGGGCCTGCAGGCCGCCCTCGGCGACCTCGTCGTCGCGTTCAGGGGCAACGAGGACGCGATGGCGAAGGTGTTCGGCAACGTCCGCGCCCTCGCCGGCGTCATGGGCACGGCCGGCGCGCAGGGCGAGGCCTACGCCGAGGTCCTGCGGAGCATCTCCGGCGCGAGCAACGAGGCCGACGAGGCGTTCAAGGAGACGTCGAAGACGATCGCGTTCTCGTGGAACCAGGCGATGGCGAAGGCGCAGGCGCTCGCCATCCAGTTCGGCGACGCGATCGCGCCGGTCTTCCGCGACGTCATCCCGCACGTCTCGGCTCTCGTCGACTGGCTGTCGCGGGTCGTCTCGTGGTTCTCGACGCTGCCGCCTGGCGTGCAGACGGCCGCGGTCGCGTTCCTCGCGCTCGTGGCGGCGCTGGGTCCGCTCACCTACCTGCTCGGGAACCTGATGGCCATCGCCGGCGGCGTGACGAAAGTCATCGGCGCGGTCGCTGGCGCGTTCACCGTGCAGGCCGGCGCCGCCGGGCTCAGCAGCCGCGCGCTCGGCGCGAACGCCATCGCCGCTGGCGCCGCCGCGATCGCGCAGGACGGACTCGCGAAGGCGCTTAAGTTTGCCGCTGGTGAGCAGCTCGCGTTCAACTTCATGGCGGCGTCCGGGTCGCAGATGCTCCTGCCGCTGAGCGGCGCCATGGCCGCGACTAGCGCAGCGACGACCGCCGTCGGCACGGCCGCGGCGACAGCCTCAGTCGGCGTCGGCACGCTCGTGACCGCGCTCGGCTTCCTGATCGCGCCGCTCGCCGCCGCGGCCTACGGCCTCCACGGCCTGTTCACGATGAGCCAGTCCGACATCGACAAGTGGGCCGAGTCTGGCGCCTTCGCGGTCGGCGAGTTCGGGACCGCCGTCGTGAGCACGACGAATAAGGTGACGTCGAGCGTCCACGGCATGTCGAGCATGCTGCAGGGCACCGCCGAGGAGGTCAACAAGCAGTGGGTCGCGATGCAGCTGGACCGCCAGGTCGCGCAGCTGACCGCCGAGTTCAACCACCTGACCGATTCGGTCCGCCCGACCGCCGAGCAGTTCAACTCCTTCTACACGCGCGCGAAGGCGCTCGCCGACCAGGGCGCGAAGCTCGGCGTGACGCTGAGCGGCGTCGTCGCCGGCGGCCTGCGCGACGTGAAGAAGGCGACCGAGGGCGTGAAGCTCGTCAAGCTGAACGAGGAGGCCCAGAAGCTCGCCGACTCGCTCGGCAAGGACATCAAGAAGGCGGCGGCGGACTACGTCTCGGCCGTCGAGAGCGTCGGCGGCATTACGCAGCTGACGCGCGACGAGCAGCTGGCCTACGCCGACGCGCTCGACGCGGCGATCGAGAAGCTGAAGCTCGCCGGCCCGACCGCCGAGAACCTGCTCCTGAAGTACCAGGCGCTGCGCTTCGAGCTGCCGCAGGTCGAGCGCGCAGAGCGCCTCCACGCGAACGCGCTCGGCCTGACGCAGATGGCGGCCGACAAGGCGGAGACCGAACTCACGCTGTTCCTGAAGACGCTGAAGGAGATCGGCCCGACGCTCGACTCGCTCAGCCACATGCCGCCGCCACCGGTCTTCTTCGACGTCAAAAATATCCGCCTGCAGTCGATGGCCGGCGCGCGCGCCGCGCAGGAGCAGTGGCTGGATGTCATGCGCGAGATTGGCGACGCGACGCCGGAGACTATCGCGCCGCCGGGCATGTGGCAGCAGGTCAAGGGCATTTTTCAGTCGAACCTCGGCAGTCTGAACGACATCTTTATGCGCGCGTTCGAGGGCGGTGGCGGTGTCGGCGGGGCGATTCAGTCGTTCGCGACGAAGGTCACGTCGAACCTGCTGAAGATGGTCCCGGTCATCGGCGAGTTTCTGTCGCAGTTCGCCGGCGCGATCGTCTCTGGCGTCAAGAAGATCTTCGGCGGCTTGTTCGGCGGCGTCAGCGAGGCGGAGAAGGCTGGGCGCAAGCTGGCCGACCAGTTTCGCAAGGGCCTCGAGGATGGCCTTAACGACAGCCAGCGCACCGAGGCCGGGAACGATCGGTGGAAGATGTCGCTGATCGCGATCCGCGACGCCTACCTCGCCGTCGGCCGGACGGCCGCAGACGCGAACGCGATTGCGGAGCGCCTGTGGCGCGCCGAGAAGCAGGGCGCCGACGCGGTCAGGAAGGTCATCGACGAGATCAACGTCGCGTTCGAGGAGCAGAAGCGGCTGACGGCGTTCTTTGAGGACGTGCTGCCGTCCGCGCTCGACGAGGTCGCCAAGTCTGGCGGGCTCGTGACCGCGGAGTTCCGCGACATGCTAACGACGCTCGAGCGAATGGGTCCGGCCACGGAGGCCATTAACGAGTTCTTCCTCGGCCAGGCGAACCGCGCGTCTGGCGGGCTCGCGGCCGCGCTGAAGGCCGGCGCCGACGCGACGCGAACGCTCAAGGACCGGACCGACGACCTGCGCAAGGCGCAAGAGGCGCTGAACGAGGCGCGCCAGCGGTTCGGCGTCGGGTCGGACGAGTACGACGACGCGATCGACAAGGTCCGCGAGCTGACCGCCGAGATCGACAAGCAGCGCAGCATCATCGGCGGCGCCGGCGTGACGAACGCGGCCTCTGCGATGGCGTTCGGCAACGCGATCGCGGCGACCTTCGCCATAATGGTCGAGCGCGGCATGGGATTCGCCGACGCGCTTCGGGCCATCGCGCCGGCGGTCGACGACCTGCGCGCGCAGCTCGAGGCGACCGGCCTGAGTGGCGGCGCGGCGTTCGACAAGATCGCGCGCCTCGCCGAGCTGGCGGCAGGCGAGATCACCGGGCCGATTCTCGAGAGCGTCGCCGGCCTTAACGACGCGCTGATCGGGCTGAACAACACGGGCCTCCTGAGCCAGGAGATGTTCGCTGGCCTGACTGGGCAGATCCGTCAGGCATTCGACGCGCTCGTGCAAAACGGCGCGACGGCCGAGGAGGCGCTGGCGCTGATGCAGCCGACGCTGCAGACCGTCTGGGAGCTGATGGAGGACTTCGGTCTCGAAGTCGACGCGGCGACCATGGAGCTGATCGAGCAGGCGAAGAACGCGGGCATTGTCGGCGAGGCGCACCGCGCCGCGAGCGAGAAGGCGCAGCGCGCACAGGAGCGCCTGGCGGCCGCGATGGAGCGCGTCGCAGACGTCCTTGAGCGCGTCTTCGGCGACGCCGGCGACCAGGTCGAGGAGTTCGAGTCGCGATCGGACATCGCGGTCAGCAACGTCACGGAGTTCTTCGACCAGCTGCGCAACGAGGTCGAGAACACCATGGACGCGGTCGACGACCTGGCCGACGCGATCGAGAACATGGGCGGCATAAGCGGTCCGAGCCACGGCGACAACCGCAGCGACGAGGACCGCATCGCCGAGTTCCTCCGCGACAACCCTGGCGACGAGCACCGCATCGGGTCGGCCCTCGGAATCCCCGGCTACGCGGGCGGCACGCACGGGAAGTTCGTCGACTTCGGCGCCGGTCAGACCGTGCGGCTCCACGGCAAGGAGCGCGTCATGACCGAGGGCGAGTCGACCGGCGGCGGCGTGGCGCGGATCGAGGTCCCGGTCTACCTGGACGGACGCGAGGTCGCGCGCGTCGTCGCGGAGAACCTGCCGGACGTGCTGGCGAAGATGGGCGTCAGGCCGTAGCAGATGCCGTCGATCACGCTCCAAGTCGGCTCGGTCGCGCTCGCCGGCACATACGTCGGCGTCGCGTTCTCTAACGCGAGCGCCGGAGCTGTCGCGTTCTCCGGCCACGCGCCGGTCGTCTCGACAAACCTGCGGCAGATCGCTATCCCCGCTGGCGCGCTCGTCGTCTCAGGCGCGCAGGGGCTGCTCGCGGTCACGGTGAAGCGGCAGCTGCAGGTCGGCGCGGTCACGACGACCGGCCGCGTGCCGATCGTATCGATCCTTGGCGGCACCGTGTCGCCGTCGGTCGGCCCGATCCGGCTGACAATTGGCGGCGTCGAGCAGACGCGGAAGGTCCAGAAGAACTCGCTGTCGCTGACCGACGACATGAACGCGCGGAACACGCTGACGTTCACGCTCTACGACAGGCTCGGCACGCTGCACCCTGACGTCGGCGAGGACGTCGTGCTCTACGACCAGGATGGCGTCACGCGACTGTTCGCCGGCACGATCGAAGAGCCAGAGGAGTCGTCCTACATGGCGCAGGACCAGGCGCCGATGTTCGTCCGCGTCACGGCCGTCGACTACAACCAGGTCGCCGACCGGCACATCGTCGCCGAGTCGTACGACAACCAGACGTTCACCGCCATCGCGAGCGACATTGTGTCGTCGTACCTGGCGCAGGACGGCGTGACGGTCGAGTCGATCTCGTCGGACGGCCCGACGTTCACGCGGAAGACGTTCAACTACGTCACGGCGGCCGAGTGCCTGAACCAGCTGAGCGAGGACACCGGCTACGCCTGGTGGATCGACTACGACAAGAAGTTCTACTTTGTTCCGCGCGACTCGCTCTACTCGCCGTTCGATGTCACGCTGGACAACTCGACGGCGCGTAAGCTTACGGTCAAGACGTCGCGGTCGCGCTACCGGAACCGTCACTACGTTCGCGCAGGCAAGGACCTAACCGACCCGCTGACCGAGTCGTTCGAGGGCGACGGCACGCTGCAGACGTTCACGGTCAGCCTTCCGATCGGCACCGAGCCGACGGTGACGCTCAACGGGAGCCCGCAGACGGTCGGCATCAGGAACGTCGAGGACGAGACGGCGTTCGACTGGTACTGGAACAAGGACTCGAACGAGATCTCGCAGCGCCGTGCCGCGGCGCCGATCTCCGTCACCGACGCGCTCGTGGTCGTGTTCCGCGGGCTCTATCCCGTGCTGGTCCAGGCGCAGGACGACGTCGAGGTCGCCGCGCGCGCCGCCGTCGAGGGCGGGTCCGGGCTCTACGAGACCATCGAGGACATCCCGGAGATCGACGACGCCGACACGGCCTTCGACGCCGCGCTCGCCAAGCTGCGGCGCGAGGGCCGCATTCAGCAGACGATCACTGTCGAGACCGACATGCGCGGGCTCAGGTCCGGCTATCTGCTGCGCATCGACGCGACGAAGCACAACGTCTCCGGCTACTACCTGATCCAGGCCGTACGCGCGCGCGACGTGGACGCGCAGTTCCTGCGCTACACGGCGACCGTCATCGACGGTGACGCCGTCGGCGGATGGATCGCGTTCTACCAGAAGCTGATGGCGCTCAGGCGGCAGAGCGTGTCGACCGACAACGAGCTGCTCCAAATGCTGCGTATGCATAGGGACGACGTCGCCGCCGCCGAGGCGATCGTGACCGACGCCGCGACGTACGCCAAGGAGACGCGCGTCGGCTTCGCGCTGGTCGGCCTCAGCGAGACAGGAGTGACGCCGTGACGGCAGCGAGGGGAGAGGTCGACGTCTTCGTACTCGACGCCGCGACCGGCGCGCTGCTGCGCCACCAGCGCGTCGCGAACCGCGTCGTTACGACCGGGCGGAACCAGATCAGAGACGCCGTCTACGACGGCACGATCTCGCCGCCGATTCGGTTCGCGCTCGGGACCGGGAACACCGCCGTCGCGGACGGCGATACGTCGCTCGTCAACGAGATCTGGCGCGACGTGTTCGCGACGAAATCGAAGAGCACCGCCTCCGTCGAATACAAGTACTTCCTGACGTCAGTGACCGCGAACGGCTACACGCTCAGCGAGGCCGGGCTGTTCGATGCCGCGGTCTCAGGCACGATGCACGCGCGCGTCCTGCTCGACCCTATCGTCAAGACGTCAGGCATCGCCGTTCTGTTCGTCTGGACGCTTACATGGAGTGCCGCCTGATGGCTGGATGGGCAACCGGCGACAACCACACCGAGAAGCGCCGCAACCGCGAGTGGGGGCCGCTCCGCCTGCTGATGCCGGTGTTCGACATCGCGAACGGCGGCAGCGTCACGGCCTCGGCCGCGCCGGCAGACGGCAACTACGTCACGACCGGCGAGGCGACGCACTACACAGCAGGGTCAGGCATCTCCGTCTCGGTAATCAAGAACATCACGATTACCAACCACGAGGCCGGATCGAACACCGCCCGCGTGCACCTCGTGCCGAACGGCGGGTCACGCCAGGCCGCGAACGCCATCTACTTCGGGACGCTCTACCTGAAGGAGACGGTCAGCCTGTCGGGACCGTTCTTTATAGACCCGAGCGACACCGTTCGGTCGATCTCGTCCGACGCGAGCGGCACGGACCTCAGCCTGCGCATCGACTACGAGGAGTGGACCGGGCACCCGGCCGGCGTCACGTGCATCGTCGACGACGGCGACGCGCTGACGACGTCGTTCGCGACCTACTACACGTGCCCGGCGTCGAATGTCCAGCACTCGAACGCGATCGTGCTCGCGTGCAACACGCACACGGCCGCCGTCGACGTGGAAATCGCGGTGATCCCGTCCGGGCAGGCGCAGGCGAACCGCTACAACATCTTCACCGGCAGCCTGCGGGCCGGCGACACGCTGTTCATGGGCGACGTGCTCGAACCGTTCATCCTCGAGCCAGGCGACTTCATTCAGGCGAAGGCGAGCACCGGCGCGGTCGTCGCGTTCCGTGTGACGCCGGTCGAATACGCGACTCCGTAGCTAGGGAGAAGGAGACAGTATGGCGATCTCGCGCACAGGGCCGACGCCGGCCGACGTGGTCTTCTGGAACGGCGTCGCCGTCCCGGCCGGTCAGTACGACGCCATGTTCACGCCAACGCTCGCCGACCTGATTAGCATGACCGGCGACCAGACATTCTGCTCGTTCACGGTGCCTGGCGGCACGTGGCGCGACGGGGAGGTCGTGATCGCCAGAATTATCGCCCTGCGGAAGAACAACACCGGCAGCCCGCAGGACACGACGATCCGCCTGTCGTTCACCGGCGCCGCGCTGACTACGATCGGCGGGCCGAACACGTGGACGGACAGCGCGACCGAGTTCCGCAACTTCGGTCACGTCCCGATGTTCCGCGGCGGGAGCAGCGTCTACGTCCCGACGACCGGATGGTCCGAGGGGACGGACCATCAGACCGGCTCACCGGACGACCTGATCACTAACACCCAGCGCTTCGACTCAGGGCAGGGGTTCATCGTCTTCACGCCGACGAACTTCACCAGCGACATCCTCGTGACGCTCGCGCTCAACGTGCCAGTGAATAGCGCGAACTGGTACTTCAAGCCGCGTCACGCCGCCTGCTACAAGACGATCCACTGGCCGTCGTTCGGATAAGCCGATTCTGATGGGGAGGTCCCGGCATGAAGCGCGATGACGACGACGCAACGACATCGAGATTGCGCGCCACGATTCGCGAGGAGCTGGCCGCTATACACGGCCTGAAGAAGAACGGCGACACGGCGCTCGAATACATCAAGCGCATCGTGACGCCCGAGCGCGTGATGCTGACGTTCCTGCTCGTCTACCAGCTTGGCGGCGAGGTGCGGAACGTCCGCTCGCAGCTCGACTCGCTCGCCGTGCGCGAGAAGGCGGTCACGCAGCAGCAGGCGCATCTGTCGCACCAGATGCAGTCGATGTCGACGCTGGTGCAGCAGCAGGGTGAGCTGCTCCTGTCGCAGAACGCGACCGTCGACGAACTGATGGTGCAGACGGACACGCTACGCCGGACGACGAGCGTGCTCGACGACCGCATCAACAACACCGTGACGCGGTCCGAGTTCGCGGCCGCCGTGACGCAGCGCATCCTGCCGCGCCTCGACCGCATCGAGCGGACGCTGGAGACGTCGAAGTAGGTGACGCGGCGACGGTGGGCGCGCCTGCCGAGGGGCAGGTGCTACAGACGGAGGCGGTAGATGGCAGCAGCAGACGCGCCGCGCCGGGACGACGCGCGCTACGCGCTCGTCCTGTGGCCTGACACGCCGAACCCGCTCTACAACGACGGCGACGAGGCGTCACCGTCGTGCATCGAGACGACCGCCGACGGGCAGGACTGCGTCGCGGTCGCGCTCGCGCGCGGCGCCGTCGTGGTCGCCGTCGAGCGCAGCGACTGGTGCACGCACACGCCGAGCCCGATCCCGTCGCAGCGCGCCGCGACGCGGACCATCCGCGCGCGCCGGCGGAAGAACTGGTGGCTCTACCGCGAGGAGCGCGCAAACGGCAAGGGCGAGACGTAGGCCGTGCCGCAGCACGCGTGCCCGTCCTGCGGGCACCGAGGCGCCCACGAGCGGCTCGACTACGGGTGGGTCGTCTGCGGCCTGTGCTGGATCGCCTACCGGATCGGCGACACCGGGAAGGTCGTCGCGTGGGCGCCCACGAACAAGTCGCACCCGGCACTGAGGAGCAGACGATGAACGTCACGCGCCGCGCCCTGCTCGCTACGCTGATCGGCGTAACCGTTACGCCGAAGGGCGTAACGGCCGACGGCGGCGTCCACGTGGTCGGGCATCTCGGCGGCGCCGACGCCGAGGGCGGCTATTTCGAGCTGGTCAACGCCGAGGACGTCGGCGCGAAGGACCTGATTCTCGCGACTCCGATCCGCAGCCCGCTCTACCCGAACCTGAAGGCGCTCGTCGGGAAGAAGGTGCAGGTCAGCGTCTTCGAGCCGTGAAGGTCGCGCGAGCGTGCGTCCATTGCGGGCGCGTCACGAGCCGGCGACATCGACTTACCTGCCAGCCATGCAGGTATGCGCGTGCGGTCCGGGCGCGCGCGCAGCGATGGACGGACGGCGTCAGGAAGGCGTGTCGGGAGTGCGGGAAGCCTGTGCCGAGATACATCTGGGTCGGCCAGGGGCTGTCGTTCTGCCGTAAATGCCGCAAGGCGCGGCCCGGCATGGCGCGGTACTACGCGAGCGCAAAAAACCGCGCGCGCGATAAGCGGTACCGCGACAAGCCGCTAACGCGGGAGCATCATAGATGGCGAAGTCGGAGCTACAGGCGCCGGCTAAGAATCTCTGCTTCGAGGATCTGATCCAGTCGACGACGTCCTATATGGACAAGCTCGCGGCGTCGATGCCGCGCAACGAGCACCGCATGACGAGCGGGATGCTCTACGGCGAGCAGGCGAAGTACGTCGCCTGGGATTTGCCGGCGAAGAAGTTCGACCACGTCGAGCTGCTGCAGGTGACGGACGTTCAGTTCGGCCACGTGCACTGCAAGTACGACCGCGTCATCGAGTACCGCGACTGGATCCTGAAGGAGCCGAACCGGTTCATGCTCTGGACCGGCGACAACGTCGACGCCTGGGCTATGTGGTCGCCCGGCCGCGCGTTCGACCAGATCGCGGACCCGCAAAGCCAGGTGTTCAAGTTCTGCGAGGTCTGGGCGCCGGCACGGCACCGCATCCTCGGCTACGTCGGCGGCAACCACGAGCGGCGCGCGATCCCCGGCTTCGGCGACCTCGGTATCCTGATCGCGACGCTGCTGAAGGTGCCCTACTCGAACGGGCGGCAGTTCGTCGACATCCGGTTCGGGAAGCACCAGCCATTCAAGGTCGCGCTCTGGCACGGCGTCGGCGCGTCGCGGTCGAAGGGGGCGGTTACGAACGTGCTGCACCGGTTCATGGGCCAGGGCGACGCGCAGCTCTACCTGATGGGCCACCTGCACCAGGCCGTGCTGCTGCCGGACTGGAAGGAGATCCGCGACACTGACCGGCAGCGCGTCAAGCTGCAGAAGACCATCGGCGCGATCGGCACGAGCTTCCTCGAGACGTGGGGCACCTACGGCGAGGTCGCCGGCTACGCCGGGTCTGACGTGATGATGGCGCGCGCGGTCCTCGAGGCCGACGGGAAGTGGGAACTCACCCTGCGGTGAGGCGCTGCTGGCTCTGCTTCGGCATCGGCGTCTACGCGTCGAAGTGGCGGGCGGTGACGATCGGGCCGTGCTGGTGGTGCCGGCCGTGGAGGATCTGGTGAACCGTTGCGAGGCCTGCGGCCGGGACATGGGCGGCGAGGAGCGCGTCTGCATTTACTGCGGGCACTGGCACGAGTGAGTCAGGTCACGGCGCCTCCGGACGTCCTGCGCTGGTCGTCACGATCCGGCGACCACGGCGACTGCGTCGTCGCCGCGCTGGAACTGGCCTGCGGCGTCAGCTATGAGACGGCGCTCGCGGCGTCGGTGCGCGTCTGCCCGAACATTCTGAGCGAGGGCATGTGGCTGACCGAGGTACCGAAGGCCGCGAAGCTGCTCGGCTACCGCGTGCGGAAGCAGCGCGCCGGGACGTTTGATCTCGACGAGTCGACCGGCATTCTGCACGTCTACCAGTCGCACCGGCCAATACGCGAGACGAGCCACGTCGTCTATCTCTGGGGCGGACGCGTCGTCGAGCCGAAGGCCGATCGGCGCCAGCTGTGGCTCGACGCCGGGCAGTTCCTGAAGCACTACGGCTACCGCGCCGGTGCGCTGCTGACGCTTCACGGCAAGGACGACAAGGAGGACTGGTACGCATGAGCACGCTCGTAATCGGGTTCACCGGCAAGGCGCGGCACGGCAAGGATCTCGCGTGCGAGCTGATCGCCAGCATTGCGCCAGGCGCGAGGCGCTACGCGTTCTCGGACGGCGTCGCCGCCTACGCGCGGGCGCTCGGCCTCATGACGGCGCGCGATCCGGTCATTCTGCAGCGCGTCGGCACCGAGATCCGCGGGCGAAACCTGACGGCCTGGATCGACGTCGTGCGCGGCGCGATCGCCGACCACGCTGCGCCGGTCGCGCTCGTCAGCGGCGTCCGCTACGCGAACGAGGCCGAGATGGTCCGGTCGATGGGCGGCTACATTATTCGCGTCGTGCGGACCGAGGCCGACGGCTCGCCGTTCCTGTGCGGCGACCGCGACCCGCACCACGGCAGCGAGACGGCAATGGACGGCATCGCGCCGGACTACACCGTCGACAACGTCAGCGGCCAGCTCGGCGCGTTCCGCGACGCCGTGCTGCGCACCTACCGCGACATCGTCAACCGCCACAACGAGGACGGGGCATGAACATAAAGACGGCGCCGAACGTTCCAGAGACCGAGTTCAGCGAGAAGTTCGCGCAAGGCATGGCCGACCGCATGACCGTGAGCTTCTGCAAATACGGCGCGGTCGCGGACGCGTATCCGCATCGCGTCGACGCGATCGCTAGCCTCAAGAAGCGGCTCGAGAAATACGAGCGCGACGGGAATACCGAGTGGCTCATGGATGTCGCGAACTTCGCGATGATCGAGTTCATGCGCCCGCGCCACCCGGACGCGCACTACAAGCCGACAGACAGCAAGGCGTCTCCTGGCAGGCAGTGGGTCGGCGAGGTCAACGCTAGCCAGCGCGGCAACAGGCCCGAAACCTGGACCGACTGACGTGAGCATCTTCGGCTGGATCGGCAACGCGTTCATCGTCGGCGGCTTGTGGGGCATCGGCAACAAGTGGCGGCGCGCGTTCCTGCTGAGCGTCGTCGGCGAGTCGTGCTGGCTCGTCGCGTCGTGGCAGCGCGCGCAATGGGACCTGTTCGTCATCTGCATCGTGTTCGCGGCGCTCGCCGCGCGGAGCTACGCCAAGTGGGGCCAGGAGGCAGCGTGAGAGACATGAAGGTCGTCTACGTCGCTGGACCGTTCAGGGCGAAGTCGCAATACATGGAAGGCCAGCAGGACTGCTGGGAGATCCAGAAGAACGTCATGGCGGCGATGGCGCTCGCGCTCGAGGTCTGGCGGCTCGGCGCCGCGGCGGTCTGCCCGCACGCGAACACGATGTTCTTCCAGAACGCGGCGAAGGACGAGGTCTGGCTCGACGGCGACCTCGCGATCCTCGCGAAGTGCGACGCGCTGATGATGACGCCGGACTGGCGGCGCTCGTCGGGTGCGCGCGCCGAGCACGACTTCGCCGAGGCGCGCGGCATGCGGATCTTCTACGACCTGCCGACGCTTGAGCAGTGGCTGCACCAGCCGGACTACAGCCGGCCGCAGGTCGTCGACGCGCAGGGCAACATGATCACCGGCCCGTGACGTGAGCCGTGCGCGCATCGCGGCCGCACTCTGCGCTGCTGCGATGCTCTCGGCGGCCATGACCGCCGCCGAGGAGCCGCGGCGCGTCTACTTCCTGCCCTCGCGCGTCCAGTTCGTCCCGGACAGCGAGTTCGTCACCTACTACGTCAAGGTGCCGCTCGACGGCCGCAACCGGACGCTCACCGTCGCCGCGCTCGACGGCGAGTTCCCGGTGCGGTCGAGCGAGCAGGACCTGTCGGCCGAGCGCCGCCGCACGATCTGGGACTACCGGTGGCGCCTGCCGCCCGGCGAGCTGGTTCTCGTCGCCGTCGTCCGCGAGGCCGGCGGCCGCATCGCCGGGCGGGACGAGCGGCGTGTGACGGTCTATCACACGTTGTCTTCCATTACGCAAAACAGCGTAACGGTTAATTGAAAACATTAGGAAAATCGCGTCAGGCGTGGCCTATTTGACCTGCCGGTCTGAATTAATAGTATAATTCCCTTGTAAGTAGGAAGTCAGTTGCGACCCTCGATGGTCGCCTTGAAAACTGAATGACGCGACAGGCCGCGACAGCCAAAAGCGGCGGCCGACAGCGAAGGCAAACGAGGCGAAGCGGCCGAACCCGTAGCGCAAGACACGCGAGTGCGGTAGGCAGCAGCCAGTCGACAGCCGGACGATACGGCGCAGCGGGGTCCTCCCGCAGCGAAGACACCGAGCCGACAGAGAACGCGAGTAAGTGGCGCGACGTTGCGAAGGCATCGAAACGAGATGCCGCCTGAACGTCACGCGCCCTTCGACGTCACGTCAATGGCAGAACCGCTAACGCGGGAATGGTGACGAAGTGGCAGGGCACGTCAAACCCTGAAGCAATCGAAAATTTGAAACCGAAACCCGAGCGCGCGAGCGCCGGGTTTGGCGTTCTTGAAACCGTAGGCGTTAAATACCGGCGAGCCTGGTGACGAGGGATAACAACGGATCCGTGGCGGGCAACCGCGAGAATCGGTCGCCGTTGAAACCGTAGCCTATGCACTCCCGGCGCTGACTAGGGATAACAAGAACGTCAAACCGGACGCTCGCACGAGCGACCCTTGAAAAGGAGACAGCTATGTTTAACGAACTGACACTCGACCAACTGACAGAACGCGCGCGGCTGAACGCGCTGCGCGGCATCGCGACCTCGAAGGAACTGCGCGACGAGATCAAAGCGCGCCAGTGCCCGAACTGCGGCGGCGAGAAAGCTAGCCGGATCGCGAAATACTGCGGCGACTGCGCGCGCAGCATTAACTGCGACGATCGGTGGTAGCAAACAATTAACCGTCAATGCGGCGCTCGTCGCCGCCTTAGGAGATGGCAATGACCAAGACCCAACTCCGCGCGACCTGCCCGGCCTGCTTCGCGGTGCAGGCGCTCCGCTCAGGCTGCCTCGTCGAGCACGGCTACCGTCGTCCGCAGGACTGGCACCAGAACGTCGGCACCTGTAACGGAACCGGCCAGCCGCACTTTGGCACGAAGGCCGGCCGCGACTACACAGCCTTTATCGCCGGTCGCCTTCGCGTTCAGGCGGACAACGTCGAGCAGGAAGCGGTCGCCGTCGTGACCGAAAACGCGCCGGTTCTCGCGACGAAGCGCGTCGCCTTCGGCGTCAACAGTGAAGTCGTGGTCGATAACCCGACCGCGCGCGATCGCGAGCAATATGCCGCGCGGCTTCGACAGCGCGCCGGCAACATGCGGAAGCAGGCCGTCGAATACGACGCGCTCGCGGCCGGATGGGTGCCGACAGAGCCGGTAGCCGTGACGGTCGAGACGAAGACCGCGCTGCTACACTGGCGGACGCAGCAGCGATGGCACGGCGGCAAGGCCTGCGCAGGTTCGGCGATGGCGGCGCACAAGGGCGCGATGACGAGCGAGACCGAGAACGTCACGTGCCCGAAGTGCCGCGCGCTAATTGCGACACTACGCACAAGGAGTGCGTAAATCATGGCCAAGAAGAAAAAGCCGAAGGGCGTGACGTTTGTGCTCCGGCCGACGTGCGGGCGACCGTAGCAGGCGGAGACGATAAACCCAGTGCTCGGTCACAACTCCGAGCGAGCCGGTAGGCGGCGGCCATGTATGCGAACAGGTCATCGAAAGGGTGACGGCGGCCGGGACGTCAGCGTCCCGCCGTAAACCCCGAGCCCCGGTCCGAACGCCGGGCAACGGTCATTGCGGTCCTCGTGGCCGCCTAGGAGACGCACATGAACAGACACCTCGGCTTCTACCGCAACGTCGCCCGCCTCGAGGAGGCCATGATTCGCGCAGCAATGCCGCGCACGTTCGCGGTCGACATCGACCCGCTGCCAGGCTTCGCGGCGCCGACGCGCAGCGAGGTCCTCGCCAGCCGTCCCGGCTCGCGGCTCGTCCGTCCCCTGACATTCACGATCGCGGAGGTGGCCCGTGGCAACTAAGACCAACAAGCCTGACGCGTGGATGCGGCTCGTGCTGCAGTCCATGAGCAACGCAGAACTCGTAACGGAGATTAACAGCGGCAACGAGACCGGGCAGCGCCTGCAGTGGCTGCACGACGAGCTGGCGAAGCGAAAGAAAGGCGCGCGATGACCCGCAGTTTCTTTGACGAGTTCGTTAAGGACGTCGAATCGGCGATAGGCGCGTCGCCGGCCGACTTCGCCTTCCTGTGCGACGCGATGCAGCGCCTGCACGCGAACCACTGCTTCGAGGCGTTCGGCTACTACGAGGCCGGCATGACCGCGCGCGAGTGCGCGGACGCGTTGATCGCGACGGCGTGCCCGGACTGCGGCGCGCCGCTCTACGTCGACGACTCGGTCCTGAAGTTCGACCGGGGCATGCAGTCGCGGGTTCGCGCAGCCCTTTGTTCTGGCTGCGAGTTCGTCCACGAGTTTTAACCGTTAATCCATTGCGGCCCTCCGTGGCCGCCTAGAAAGGATTCCAATGAAAAACAACAAGAGGGCGCCGAAGCCGACCTTCTCCGGGTTCCGTATCGCCGACCGCCTGCTCGCGTCCGGGCAGCGGCTGCGCGCCGACGAGACGCCGACGCGCCGGACGATCGCGCTCGGCTACGCGGCCAAGTGGGCGCAGGCGACGGGAGGTGCACGATGACCGAGTGGCAGTGGAGACGGGTGCACGAGTCGGCCGTCACGCTGATCGACGAGCTGTGCGAGACGGAGCCCGGCCGCGCGGCGGTCGACGACTACAGGTCTGGCGGCCGCGACGTGTGAACGAGCCCGTATAAAAGGAAAGAACGGGCCAAAAGGGGGCAAGCATGGTGCATGAGGCCGGCGGCGTAGATGGTGACGAGAAGCAGCGATGCCGCCGGTGCGGTACGGTCCTGAAGGACCTACGGATCAGACGCTCGAATGAGCTAGACAATCGGCCGCCACGGCAGAATGGCGGCGAGGCATACCCGGAGGGCGCGATGGTGGAAGTGCACGAGACGTGGCAGGCGATGAGCCTGTTCGGGAGGGCAACATGCCGCTGAGTGGAGAGCCGTGCTGACGTCGGCGTGGGTCAGCCGCGGGCGCGCGCTCGCGGCCTACAGCATCAAGGAGGACGGCACGGCGCGGTTCGTCGGCGAGTTCTCGATGCTGCCGGCGGACATCCCTGAGGGCCGGTGCGTCGCGGTCGGCGAGATCCTCGGGCTCGAGGTCAACGGCCGGGTGTTCCCGGTCGTCCTCGACACCTGCGATCACTGCCACGCGCCGGTCGAGGGCGGTGTGCGCGGCGCAGGCGGCGAGCGGTTCTGCAACGATGACTGCCGCGAGGAGTGGCGATTGAACCACTGAGTAATTGGGGGGACTGAGACATGGCGGAGGACACAGCACGGGACGCGCTGATCAAGCGCCTGCGTGACGCGGCAATGATCGTCGACGAGGTCATGGAGGCGCTCGACGTCAGCGAGCAGGCGTGCGACAACTGCGGCGGGCGGCACTTCCTGAACCGCAAGCAGGCGAAGGCGTTCGAGAACATAGAGTCGATCCCGACGAAGCTGCGCCGGACGGCGACGAGCCTCGAGGGGAACAACCGGTGAGCACTATTACGCTGGCCTCGTTGCCAGCCTCGAGGGAGACGCACATGAGCATGATCAATCTGTTTGAGGCCGCCCGACGCGTGTCGGTGCCGATCGTTGCGATCCGCACGGCCGACCAGGCGGCGACCATCGATGCTATCGCCGCGACGCAATCGACGGAGGCGTGCAACTTCCCGGTCGTCCAGTGGGACGCGGCGCGCGGCCTGTCCGGCGTTAACCAGAAGGGCGTGAAGGCGCTCGCCGAAGCGGCGAAGGGCGACATCAAGGGCGAGGACACGATCGGGTTCGTCGAGGCGATGCTGGCCTGCCAGCTCCTTCCGAAGGGCACGGTCGTCTGCGCGCACAACGCGCACCGGCAGATCCTGTCGACCGAGCCGATGGCGTCGGCCTCGGCGGTGCAGGCGGTCGCGAACCTGCGGGCGACGTTCAAGACGACGTTCCGGATGCTCGTCCTGCTCGGGCCGATCTTCCAGGCGCCGCCGGAGCTGGAGCACGACGTCGTGGTGCTCGACCACGCGCTGCCGACGCCAGCGGAACTCGAGACGATGGGCAAGGAACTCTACCAGGCCAGCAAGCTGAAGGCGCCGAAGGCGGACGTGCTGGCGAAGGGCGTCGACGCGGTCAGCGGTCTCTCGCTGTTCGCGGCCGAGCAGGCGTGGGCGATGTCGATGACGCCGGACGGCGTCGACCTCGCGCAGCTGTGGGAGCGGAAGCGCGTGACGATCGGGCAGACGCAGGGCCTGAGCGTCTGGCGCGGCGGCGAGCGGTTCGACGACCTCGTCGGCCTCGACGCGATCAAGGCGAAGCTGCGGCGGCGCCTCGAGTCGAGGACGCCGATCGGTGTCGTCCTGTTCCTCGACGAGATCGACAAGGTGTTCGCGAACCTCGAGCACGACACGACCGGGGTCAAGATGGATCAGTTCCGCACCTTCCTCACGGAGATGGAGAACAACGAGTGGCGCGGGATGGTCTGCCTCGGCGTGCCCGGCGCGGGCAAGTCGGCGATCGCGAAGTCGTTCGGCAACGAGGCCGGCGTGCCGACAATCGCGCTCGACCTCGGCGCGATGGAGTCGCAGTTCGTCGGCGCGAGCGAGGCGCTCCTGCGGCACGCGATGCAGGTCGTCAAGGCGATCGGCCGCGACCACGCCTACGTCATCGCGACGTCGAACAACGCGAGCGTGATGCGTCCGGAGCTGCAGCGCCGGTTCACGGACGGTAACTGGTTCTTCGACCTCATGAGCGACCGTGAGCGCGCGGCGGCGCTGGCGGCCTACGCGAAGAAGTACGAGCTGACGAAGGCGCAGGTGGACATTGGCGTCTCGGGCATGCCGGGCTGGACCGGCGCCGAGATCCGGAACGCCTGCCGGGACGCGTGGGACTCGGGCTGCACGCTGAAGGAGGCGTCGCAGTTCATCGTGCCGATCGCGCGGTCGCGCGCCGACGACGTGGACGCGCTGCGGCGCTACGCGCACGGCCGTCTGCTCGACTCCACGCGCGGCGGCACCTACGAGTTCGACCGGAACGACCCGGTGCTCGAGACGGCGCTGCGCGCGATCAACCTCGAAGGCATGGCGGTGAACTGATGCTGCACGTGAAGCGACTGACGAACCCGGACGACGGCTACGGCTACTGGGTCTTCTTCGAGACCGGCAACATCGCGCGCCCGGTCGCGATGCTGACGGACAGCGAGATGGACGTGCTGCTCGACGACGTCGAGGCGCAGCGCGAGGAGAAGGAAAGAAAGGAAAGAAAGAATCCGGCGCTGCAGGTAGACGGCACCGTCGCGAAGCTGCGCGCAATGGCCGGGATGCGCGAAGTCGGCACCGGAATGAGAGCGGCTATCACGGCCGCCGCCAACTTACTCGAGGCGGCGGCGGCCGGCACGCCGCTCTGGACCGATCCAGGCTGGAAACCGAAGAGGGAGGACAGGGAATGAGCCACGTAACCGACGTCAAGCTGCAGATTACGGATCTCGACGCGCTCGACGAGGCCTGCCAGGCGCTCGGCCTCGAGCTGCGGCGCGACCAGAAGACCTACGCCTGGTGGGGCGCGTTCGTCGGCGACTCGAGCGCCTACGGCGAGCACCGGCCGGCGGACATGGGCAAGTGCGAGCACGCGATCAAAGTCGCGGGTACGTCGCCGCGCAACGGGTCGAGCGGCCCGTGGGAAATCGGCGTCGTCAAGGCGAAGGACGGCAATGGCTATAAGCTGTTTTTTGACACCTACGGCAGCGCCGGACGCGCACTGGCCGACAAGGTCGGCGCGGGCGCGGACCGGCTGCGGCGCGAGTATGCCGCGGCGGTCGCGTCGAAGAAGGCGAAGAAGGAACTCGGGCGCAAGGGATTCGTGCAGACGCGCGAGAGCCTCGCGAACGGCGGCATCCGGCTGCGCCTGCGGCGGCGGTGATGCGGCTGCTGTTCATGCTTCTGCGGATCATGGGCGACATCGCGGCGATCGGGAACGGCCGCTACGGTCGGCGGCTCGGTCGCCGCTGGATGTCGCGCTCGCTGTTCGGGAGGCGGCGGTGACGTGTGCGAACGGTCCGACGCACGAGGTCGGCAGCGATCAGTCCTGCGACCTCTGCCGGCTCTGGCTCACTCGACTACGGCCGCTAGGCGCTAACGGCGGCTTCAACTGGCTATTCTTGCGGAGAAAATAAATGGAAGAGATCGTCATCGACATCTCGCCGGACGGGAACACCGTCACGGTCGAGGGCGTCGGCATCCAGGGACCGGACTGCAAGGCCTTAACTGCGGCGATCGAGAAGGCGATCGGCACCGTCGAGTCGACGAAGAAGAAGGCTGAGTACAACCGACCGCCGTTGATTCGCCGTAAGGCAGGGGCGTAATTATGTTCAAGCTCGGGGCGATCACGGACGCGAAGGCCGCGCGCGAGGCCGCGGCCTTCAACGAGCTGCGGAAGGGCGGGACGGTCGTCGTCGTTGACGGCTACCCGTCGCGATGGGGCGCGCTGCAGCGGAACCCGCGCGTGCACATGTGGGATGAGGACCGGCTGTCGTCGTGGCCGGACCTGCCGGCGAACGCGCGGCTGATCATGATGGGTGGCCGCGTCGGGCGCCGACTAACGATGCCGATCGAGCGGCAGGCCGAGCGGCGCGGCGTCCACATCTACCGGGTCGCGCGCATCACGGACGCGCGCGCTCTCGTCGAGCACGCGCTCGCCGAGCAGCCGCGACTCGTCAAGGCGAAGAAGGAGGAGCAGATGACGATGATCGATGTGGACGCCGCCCAGAAGGCGGCGGAAGAACGGAAGCCGGACGTGCCGCAGTTCGAGTTCGAGGCGCTCCCGTCAACGGACCGGCGGAGAGGCGACCTGAAGGCGTTCGTCGCCGCGCACGCGGACCTCGCGATACCGCGGATGGTCGCGGTCGAGAAGCTCTGGCCGCTCGTGCACGCGCGGTTCCCGACGACGACGAAGGAGTCGGTCGGCAACGCCATCTACACGATCAAGAAGGAGCGCGGCCTGCCGACAGGAAGGCAGGGCGTCTCGAAGAAGCGCGGACGGGTGATCTTCTCGGCGGCGAACGTCAAGCCGGCGCCGATCGTCGAGACCAGCGCGCAAGCCGCGGCGAAGGCCGGCGACGACGACGTCGCGCGGCTGCTGGTCGACGCGATCGCGTCCTGCCAGCTCGCGCTCGCCGAGCTGCACAAGGGCGAGGAGCGGGTCAAGGCCAAGGTCCGGCAGCTGCTCGAGGACCTCAAGTGAACGACGTCGACCTGCACATCCTGATCGAGCCGGACGGGAGCGTCCGGTTCATCTACAGCGACGACCTCGCGGCGGTGTTCGCGGGCGAGCCGATGGCGACGCGGCGCATGAGCCACGTCGAGCCGGCGCGGGCCTACGGCATCGACTCCGACGGGTGGGTGGCGGACCTGTCGCCGTGCGGCGGGCCGCTCCTGACCGGTCCGAACTACGAGGGGTTCGACACGCGCGACGGCGCGCTCAAGGCGGAGACGGACTGGTTGCGGAAGGAGTTCAACCTATGACGCTCACGACGACGGTCCGCGTCGCACTCGACGACGCGTGGATCAAGAAACAGATCGACAAGGGACGGCGCCTCGTCGACATCGTCGACGAGTTCGAGCGCGGCGTCGACGGCGGCGTGCGCTCGAAGGAGGGCGTGATCGCCGTCATTGTCGGACCGACAGAGCCCGGCTACTAAGCGACGAGAGGGAGAAGCGATGGACGTAATGGAAACAACGATAGACGCACAGACCACGAGCCACCAGGCCTTCACGATCCTCCAGCGCAGCGTCTGCCTGACGCTGTCCTGCCACTACCTCGGGAACACCCGCCACGTCAGCCTCGACGACCTCGACCTAATGAAGGTCGACGCGCCCGGCTCCGAGGCGACGGCGCAGGTCGAAGTCGCGACCGACAAGGAGCAGCTGCACCTGACGAAGCGGCTCGTCAACGCGAAGACGCTGCGCGCGGCCATGCGCGTAATCTGGCAGGCGAAGTCGTTCCTGCGCTCGACGGCGATTCCTGGGCACCGGATCTTCGGTGAGCGGTCCTACCTCGTGCCGCTCGCGCTCGTCGAAGACGTCGAGCGGCGGCTGCTGAACCTGCGCGCCGAACTCCTGGTCGAGGCGCAGGCCATCGCCGACCGCTGGGCGTTCATCGTCGCCGAGCAGGCTGCGTCGCTCGGCGACCTGTTCGACGCGACGCAGTACCCGACGGCTGAGGACGTCATCGCGGCGTTCGGCCTCGACTGGGACTGGGTCTCGTTCGCCGCGCCGGAGCGGCTCGAGACCGTCGACAGCGTCCTCTACGAGCAGGCGAAGGCGCGGCACGAGAACCGGATGTCCGACGCCTACGACGAGGTCGTCCTGGCGCTGCGGAGCGAGGCGCTCGGCATCATGAACGACCTCGTTAACCGGCTCACGCCTGGCGACGACGGCAAGCCGAAGGTCCTGCGCGGCACGGCGCTGCGCGACCTCGAGGGCTACCTGGCGCTGTTGCCGAAGCGCGACCTGACCGACGACGCGCCGCTCCGCGACGCGGTCGCGCGCGTCCGGTCGCTGGCCGACGGCCTCGGCATCGACGCCCTGCGGTCCGACGACGGCCTGCGGGCGCAGCTGCGGGACGAGGCCGGCAAGGCGGCGACGGCGCTGTCCGAGCTGGTTATTTCCGGACGCCGGGCGATCTCGTTCGACGGCACGTTCTAGCAAGGCACGGTAACGGAACAGTAGAGAGAAGGGACACGACGACGATGAGAAACCTGACAGGCGAGGCATGGCTGCGCGAGCGCGGCTTCACGTTCGACTACCGGGAAGAGGTCGCGCTCTCCGAGATCGCGATCGACGACGCGGCGGTCTACCAGATCCGGCTCGGGCACGCGGTCAACCAGGATCAGCTCGGAATGTATCGGCTCGCGTTCGAGGACGGCGCTGACTTTCCGGCACCGTTCGTCTACGCCGACAACGGCCGCTACCCGGTGCTCGACGGCATCCACCGCGTCACGGCGGCGCGCGCGGCCGGCAAGAAGACGCTCGACGCCTACGTCGTCAACGTGTCGAACGTAGACGAGATCGACGAGATCCGGCGGCAGTTCAACATGACGAACGGCATGAACTACTCGTCGGCCGAGCGCGTCGAGCAGGCGCTGCACCTGGTCGGCAAGGGCTGGACGGCCGTCGACGCGGGCCGGGCATTCAAGGTGTCGGACTCGGTGCTGACACTGAAGCTACGGGCGCAGCGCGGCCTGAACCGCATCATTGAGGCCGGCACGAACCTGAACCCGGCGCATGTCATGAGCCTCATGCCGACGCAGTCGCTCGCGGCCGTCGAGTCGGTTGCGCGCAACGACGTCGTCCTGAAGGTCGTCTCGACGGTGGCGCGGCTGAAGAAGGAGGGCGCGAAGTTCGACAGCAAGTTCATCGAGACGCTCCTGCGCGACGGCCGGCGCATCTCCACCGACGCGGGCGCGAAGGCGTTCATGGAGAAGGTTGACCGCGACTACCCGCCGCGACCGGCGCGCGTGAACGGGAACGTGTCCGAGGAGCGCGCGCTCGTCTACAGGGCGCGCGTCCAGCGGCAGAAGTTCCTCACCTACGTCGACAAGAACCTGATGAACGCGCGGCTGACGAACGCCGAGCGGCGGCAGGTCGTCAAGCTGCTGCGCGAGGCGTCGGTGGAGCTGGCCGAGAAGGCGGGGAAGATTGCGAACAAGTCTAACGACGCGACTCCAGGCGCTGGTGCTGGCCGAGGTCGCCAAGGGGCCGGTGCGGCAGCGGGTGGTGATCGCGCGGCTCTCGCCTAGCGTCCCGCCGGAGTTCGCCGTCAGGAAGTTCCTGTCAGAGGCCGGGAAGGTCGACGGCGGCCGACGGCGGCCGCGCCGTTCGCTACCTGAGCTGGAGGTGCAGGTGCGGAGCGGCCGGTCCTATCTCATCAGGTTGGCGGTCCGGGCGCTGAAGCGGGCGGGCGTGGTCGCCACGGTTGACCTTGGCGGCGGCGACCGGCTCCTGACGTTCGTCGAGCGCAGGCAGGGCGACGGCACGGTGCCGCAGCAGGCGTAGGGCTGCGCAGGCGCGCAGATCGGCGGTCGGTCGGGACGGGCTTACCTACGTCCCGGCCGCGCGTCGCCCTACGGGGCGCGTAGCGGCTCAGGTTCGGAAGGGAGGGTATTTACGTGAAGCGTAAATCTAAGAGGGCCGGCGCCTACGTGACGTCGGTCGAGTCCGATAGTCTGTCGGGCGAGTTCTACGACATCAGCCACGTGTCTGGCGGGTTCAGGTGCGAGTGCCTGGCCTACCGGTTCGCGCGCGGCGAGGTCGGCCGGAAGCGCTGCAAGCACATCGAGGCCTACCTGCAGACCGACACGTCGGTTGCGAGCATGGCGCACGGCGACGAGCCGCGCACGGCACCGCGGCGCGCGAAGGTCGGCGACGAGACGTTCACCGTGCAGGTGCGGCGGGCGATCACGTTCGGGGCGATCGAGCTATGACGACCGTGCACGACGTGCTGGCGCTGCTGCCGTGGATCGCGATCGCGCTCGCCGCGATTACAGGAACGGTTCTCGCGTTCACCGGACGAGGCGTGAAGTGAGCAAGCGCGTGCCGCATCCGCGATGGGAGCGCGTGCCTGGCTCCTACAAGTCGGTCAAGGGGCTCGGCCGCGAGTTCGTTCGCGAGTGCGCGAACTGCAAGCGGACCGGCCGGGAGACCGAGACGCCGACGACGATCGAGTGCAGCGGCTGCGGCAGCCACTTCTACGAGCTGGCGCTGCCGCCATCGCGGAAGCCGAAGGCGCCGAAGCCGACGCCGCAGGAGCAGACGGACGCGAAGTCGTCGGAGATTGCCAAGCGGCTCAAGCGCGCCCGCCTGGCGCTCGACGCGGCCGTCACCGACGCCCTGATCGCGGCAGACCGAATCAAGACGCACCGCGCCAAAATCTCTCGGCTCGAGGCGGCACTGCGGACGCCGGCCGAGGTCCGCAGCGCGCGGGCACGGAAGGCGCTAGAGACGCGGTCGCGGCCGAAGCGGCGGGCGATGGCGATAGGAGGGCAGAAGTGAAAGACAAAGAAGTCGAGAACGGACAGGAGCCTGTCGTAACGCGGCGTGGCGACAGGCACGACGATTCGGTCGAAACGCATCCGGCCTACGGCCAGATCGGCGCGAGCCGGGTGTCGGCCGGCGGCAAGGGCGTCGCGCTCTACGGGTCTGACTTCAGGCACCACCACTTCGTCGTAGTCACGATCCACGAGAGCGAGCTGCACCGGTCGCTCGGAAGGGACTGGCCCCACGCGCACCGTGAGCTGATCCGCGTCGCGCTGTCCGAGGCGCAGTGGGCGCGCTTCGTCTCGGCGATGAACACCGGCGACATGGCGCAGTGCACCGTCGAGCGCGTCGCCGGCGAGGGCGCGCGGCCTGACATCGTAGCGCCGAAGGAGCGGCACGCGCAGTTCAAGCGCGAACTGCTTGAGGACATGGACGACGCGCTGCGGCGCATCGACGCGCTGCGGGCTCGCGTCGAAGACGGCAAGCTGCCGGCTAAGGAGCGGCAGCACGTGCTCGACGAGCTGCACATGATCAAAATGCGGATCGCCGACGGCGTGCCGCACACGGCCAAGAGCTTCGACGAGCACGTAGAGAAGACGACCGAGAAGGCGCGCATCGAGATCAACGCGCATCTGACGGCGACGGTGCAACGGGCGGGGCTCGACGCGCTGGGCGCGAGGCCGCCGTTCGAGCTTCCCGAGCAGGCGAAGTGAACGTCGGGTTCACCGGCACGCGCGAGGGCATGTCGCGTCGGCAGGCGAGCCAGCTGCAGTACGTCCTGGCGCTGTTTAATCATGCCGATCTGGCCATCGGGAGGGCGGCGCCGCGGCTGCACTATGGCACGCACGAATCGGTAGGCCTGCTCGCCGACGAGGAGGCGGCGAACATGGCGGCCGGACTCTGTTACGAGACCGTGGGGCATTACGCGCGTCGCGGCGGGGAGCTGGTGCGCAATCGCGAGATCGTCCGCTGCGTCAGCGTATTGATCGCGGCGCCGCTAACAGACAAGGAGGAGCTACGAAGCGGGACGTGGGCGACAATCCGCTACGCACGGGACAAGTTCATCCCGGTCGTCATGCTGGCGCGTGGTCGGTAACAAGGGAACGACGCCGGCAGGAGAAGGTCCCTGCCGGCGCCCGTGGAGGCTAGTGCGAGGCGTGAGACGAACGATCGGCGGCGAGCTGGCGTGCGGCGTGGGCCGCGCGGCTGACGAGGCGCGGCTGGTGCGGGAGCAGGGCGACTGTCCTGGCGCGGGCGACGCGGACGCGGAAGCGCTCCATGTCGCGCGCGTGCCAGCGGGTGACGTGCTTAATCTGCGAGAGGGCGAAGTCGAGGTCGTCGGGCGGGACGGTGGATCGGACGACGGTGGCGGCGAGGTCGAGCGGCGACATTGCGGACTTCCGCGATCCGGCGCGCGTCTCGGGTGCCTCGACGAGCCGCCGCAAGTAGCAGGCCGTCTGGAACGCCGGATGGTTCGTGTAGCCGTCCTTATCGGCCGGGACGGTCGAGTCGAGCTGCTGGACGAAGGCGACGAACGTGCGCCCGGTTTCCTTCTGCCAGATCCCGTAGGCTTTCATGAACGCGGGCGCGAAGTGGACGCGGCGGACGGATAGCGCTTTCAGCGTCGCGGTAATTTCCGAGAAGTCGGCGCGCAGCGTCGCGAGCAGCGCGGCCAGCCGCCGGGAAGGGGCTGTCGTCATTGCAGTGTTCTCTCCTTGAGTGGGGTCCCCGTGATGTTGCAATCACCCTACGGCTTAGCTAGATCCATACCGGCCCTCGGCCGGATGCGCTAAGCGCGCGCGAGATTAACCGGTTAGGCGGAACAGCTCGGCAATACTTACGGCACGATTCGTAGGGTTCTAATACGCCAGAACGTAGTAAATGAAAACGGAGGCAGCAGTGGATAAAGCGGTCGACAAGTGGCGCCTCTGGCGCCTGAAGGTGAAACGGAACCACGCGGCGCGGCAGGACGCGCTCGCGTCCGTCCGCGAGGCGCCGGGCGGCTACTGGCTCGCGCGCGTCGGCGGCCGGATGCGCGGCACGACGATCGTCGCGGGCTCGCGCTCGGCGGCCGAGGCGATGGTGCACGCGCACTACAACGAGCTGTTCGCGCGGTTCAACCGGGAGGCGAACTACAGCGAGCGATTCGCGCGGCTCGATCGGGGGACGAACGCATGATCGTCTGGACCGACACCGAGCAGGACACCGAGCCCGACAACCCGGCGCGCGGCGCGCTGGTCGGGCTCGCGATGTCGCTGGCGTTCTACGCGGCCGTGTTCCTGTGGTGGTGGCTGTCGTGAAGCCGAAGCCGAAGCTGCCGCGCGTCGCGCTGCCACGCCAGACCGGCGGCGCGCACCGCGTCGAGACGAGGCGGTTGCCGCGCAAGGTGAAGCACAAGAAGCGGGAGGTCGACGAATGACGGACTATTACCCAAACCACGTCCCGGCGGACGCCGAGAAGTTCGAGTACATGCTCGCCGTCTTCAGGAACTGCGAGAGCCTGGTCGAGATGGAGGCGGCCGCCACGGCGTTCATCTTCGACGTGTCCTACGCGCGGCAGGACATCGTCGTCGCGATGGGCCGCGTCGAGCGCGAGCGGGGGTGGCGATGAGCGTCTTCTGTAAGGATTGCCTATGGTATGTTCAGCCGAACACGGAGGCGATCAGCGCGCTGTGCGCGTCGCCGAGCCGCGGGCTCGACCTTGTCAGCGGCGAAGCCGACACCCGTATCGCCAAGCACGCGCGCGCCGACACAAAATCTGACTGCGGCGTGCTGGGGCTATGGTTCGTAGCCGCGCCGCCGAAGCCGCCGAAGCGACGGTGGTGGCAGCTGTGATTCTCGCGCACGTCCCGTCGCTGTCGACGCCAGGCGTCTCGTGGGCGATTCGCCAGCACGCCGACGGGCCGACCTGCGACTGCCCGGCGTTCGACTACAGCAAGGAGCCGAAGCACTGCAAGCACACGGCGATCTACGAGGCGGCGCAGCACGCGATTAAGCGGTGCGCCGAGGCAGGCCACGGCGCCGAGGTTCACGACGGGCTCTACGCGCTTTGTCCGCAGTGCCTGATCGACGTCCTCGCCGCCGCGGCCGTCAAGGTCCGGCGGCGCTACGTCCTCAAGGAGGCCGTCGCCGAGGTCAAGGCGAAGGCGAAGGCCAAGGTCCACGACATCCGCGCGAGGCGGAAGAAGAAGGGAGCGAAATGAAGGCACCGTCTCTCGCGTCTCTCGACGACAAGCTCGTCGACGTCACGGCCTACATAACCGACGAGGGCACCGGCCGCGACCACTGGCGCGCGCTCGACGTCGCGACCGGACTCGCGCCGGTCTCCGATCACCATCGCCGCGCGCTGCTCGTCATCTGCGAGAGCGAACGCGAGCGCGACTACCTGCGCAAGCAGGTCGAGGTCGCGCTGTCGCCAGTCGAGCAGGAGGCGGCGAAGGGCGCGGAGATCTACGAGGTCTACCTGACGCAGTTCCGGCGCGATCTGAAGGAGGTCCTGCGGCGGGCGGTCAACGGCAAGCCGATGACGGCACAGGCGCGCGCGACGCTGGCGGAGATCGTCGACGCGCTGGGCGGGGAGTGACAGGTCGGGCGCCGGACCGGGGGACGTCCGGCGCTTGATGCCGTTACCGCTGCGAGTCGCGCGACCGACGGCCGCCGTCAGGCAAGGGCAGGTAGTTCGGGTCGACGATGCTGATCTCGCGCATCGGCACCCACGCCGTCTTCCCGTCCTGGTCCACGATCAGGAAGCTCGGCGAGAACCCGGTGACGTCGCCGGTCGCGATGATCCGCACCGGCTCGCCCTGCAGCTCCGCGTGAATCGGGTTCGGCAGCACCGCGTCGACTGCGTGACCGACCCGTGCGGCTCGCTCGCCGTGTTGCCGCGCGTCTCGCTGCTGATGCCCTGTGACCGCTGACGCTCTTGCAATATCGCCATAATCCGTTCTCCTCTTCGCACTCGGGGGGAGCGCGGCCGTGAATACTACTACAGATACAGGAGGAGCATGACGGTCTCAGTCAGCATTAAGCGGCAGTTCGTCGGCCTCGACTTCACGCGACAGGCGCTGGCAGCCTGGCCGCCCGACGACGACACGAACTACATCCAGCAGCGCGTCAACAGTGCGACCGGCCGGTCGGCCTGGCTCGCCGAGCGCACCTACTACGTCAGGCGGCCGATCGTGATCCCGTTCGGCCTGCGCGTCGTCGGCCTCGGCTACGGCGCGCGCATCGTGTGCAGTGACAGCGCCTGCACCGCGCCGCCGGGGCACAGGCGCGTCGGCTGCTTCGTCTGGCCGGAGAGAACCCCGAGCTACTAGATGTAGTAGGTGGGAAAGTTCAAGCTACTAGGCGAATCGACGGTGCAGGGTTTCGGTTTACTATGGGGCTACCGCAAAAGGTGAAGGCCGCCGGTTTCCCGACGGCCTTCTCAGCGACCTGGGACAAGCAGGTCAGCATCCTCCGCCGCGTTGCGCGGCGCCTTGCTGATTATAACCGAACCAGGCCGCCGGGGCGTCCACAGTAGCCAGACGCGCCGAACGGCGAACAGGCTCGCACGCCGGGGTCGCACGCACGCTGCGCGACGCCCGTCCAGAGGACCACGGCCTGGGCCGTTTGAGCCGGCAAACGTGGCGCGCGGTCGCCTGAGCGATATAGGCGACAGATCCCCGTCGGGAACGCGCGGTCCGAGAACCAGTGCCGGCAACGCCACGGCGGCGACCGGTGACCTCGTAGGACGTTAGAATCGGCCGCGCGCCGGCAAAGGGTACCGCTGGTATAACCCGTCAGCGGTCTGGCCGGTTGCGGGGGAGTGGGGCGCTGGGAAGGCCGACACGACAGCGCCGGGTCGATAGGCCAGCGGGCGGTTCCTCGTTACCTACGAGGGATATAAGCCGGGGTTCTACCTAAAGCGAG